ACAGCTCCCAGTGGCGCTCGTTTTTCCGGCGGCTGATCACGCGCTCGCCCTCGTCCAGCATGGCGGGGATGGTGTCGCGCCCCTTGCGGTTGCCACCGAGCGGCACCCAGTCCACCCCGTCGGCGTACTGCGGAGGTTTGGCGGCCAGGATCGCGGCCAGCTGCGCGGCGGCGATCGTACCGAGTAGGGCCACCAGCGGCGCCCCGGCGGGCAGCGGTACCTGGGCCAGCTGCGCGATGATCGCGTTGGCCGTGTCCAGTCCCAGCTTGAAGATAGCCTGCGCCTTGGCGGCGGCGTCCTGCTTTTTACGGATGCGGGCCTGCTCGTCGGCCAGCTTCTTCTCGGAGGCGGCGCGGTTCTCGTCGATGATCTGACGCTGGCGCTCGTACTCCTGCTGGCTGATGGTCTTGTCCTCCAGCGATTTGTCCAGCTGTGCCTGCTCGCTGTCGTAGCGCTCCTGCTCGGCGGCCTGCTGCTCCTCCACGCGGGCGAGCTGGTTCTCCAGGCCGAGCTGGCCCAGGGCGAAGAGCTGGTCGGCCAGCTGCACGGCGTTCTGGTAGGTCAGCTCGCTGAGTGCCTTCTGCTGGGCGGCCTCCTGCTCGCGCAGGGTCTGCTTAGCCTTGGCCTCACCCTCGGCGATATTTATCCGGAGCTGGCTCTGCGCCAGCTGGTCGGTGGTGATGTCGCTGGCTAGCTGCGCCTGCTTGTCGGCGAGCTGCTGCTCCAGGGCGGTGACGTCCTGGCCGTAGTCCTTGCGGTTTTGGATCTGCAGCTGCAGCGTGTCGATGTCCTGCTGCAGCAGCGCCTGGCGGCGTTGCGGGTCGCTGCTCACGACCTTGGCGGCTATCTCGGCCTTCTTCTTCTCGTACTGCTCCACGGTCACCAGGCCGGCCTGCAGGTCGCGCAGCAGCTGCTGCTGCTCGCGCTGGGCGTTGGCTAGGCTGGCGGCCTCCTCGGCGTCGAAGCGGGCGTTGATCGCCCGGCGGCGCTCGCTGTCGTAGGTGGCCAGGTTCTGTAGGTCCTGGTCGAGCTCGGCCTTGCTGAGCTCCTGGCGTTGCTTGAGCTCGTCGGCGGCCTGCTTGGCGTTGGCCTCCAGGGTCTTTTTGCGCTCCTCCTCGCGTTGCTTTTTACGCTCGGCGGCGGCTTTCTTTTCCTCTTCTGTCTGCTGCTCCAGTCCGGTGGTTGCCGGTGGCTCCTTGGCCTTGGCCTTGCGGCGATCGTCCTCCTGCTTGGCCAGGTCGTCGCCCGAGGCGATCAGCGCGTCCAGCGCCTCCTGCTCGATGTTTGTATAGTTGGCGGCGCTCAGTCCCAGCTCGCGCAGCACGTCGGTGCGGGTGATCTGCTGCTGGTTGAGCTCCTTTTCCTTTTTCTGCACTAGCTCGTAGCCCTGGACCAGGCCGTTGCTAAAGGTGCCCACGCCTAGCGCGGTCTCGTTTAGCTGTTTAGCCAGCGAGTTGAGGGTGACGCGCTGGGCGATGCCCGCGTCCTGCGCCTTCTGGCCGAGTAGCTCCACGGCACGGCGGGCGCGGTCCACCAGGGTGACGTACTTGTCCTCGATCTTAATACCGGCGGCGCGGGTCTGCGCCAGCAGCTCGGCGGTCTTGCCTTCCTTCTCGGCGACGGCGGCGCGCGCCTCGTTGAGCTCGGCCTGCTTCTCGTCCACCTTTGCGGTCTGCTGCTTAATCACCAGCTGGTCGATCAGCTCGTCGGTCACCAGGTTGAGGGCGGCGTTGAGCTCCTCGTTGCTGGTCTTTTCTTTGTTTAAGTTTTTTAGGTATGGCGGGTAGCGCTTCTGCAGCTCGTCGATAATTTTGCCGCGCTCCTCCTGCGTGGTGTTGACGTCCAGTAGTTTGGTGCGGTAGGTCTCCAGTTGGCTCACCTGCTCGACCAGTGGGTCGGTGGGGGCTCCCTGCAGGGTGGTGAATAGGTCGGCTACCGCTAGGCTTACCTGGGTAACGGCGGGCGCCAGGGCGCCGCCGATCGTCTCCTGCAGCTCGGCGAAGGCCTTCTCGGCCTGGGTTATCGAGCCGCCCAGGGTCTGGGTGAGCGCCTCGGCGGTGCCGCCGTAGGTCTCGGTGATCTGCTCCTGGATCGCGATCAGCCGCTCGTTGCGGCTGTTGGTGCCGTCCAGGGTGATGCCGTAGGCCTTGAGTGCGCGCTCCTGGCCGTTGATGCCGCCGATCACCGTATCCAACGCGCTGCGCAGGTCGATGTTCTGGGCGGCGGCGAAGTCGGCCACGATCGGGATCAGCTTCTGCACGGCCTGCGCGTTGAGGCCGAACTGCAGCGCCTGGGTCTGCGCCGCTTTTATGGTGTCGTCGTCAAAGATTGTGATACCGGCCAGCTCCTCGGCCTGGGCGGTGAGCTTGTCGAAGTCGCCCTGCAGCCCGCCTGCCGCCTTGACGGCGTTGCGTAGCTTGAGCGCGCCGGTCTCGGCCTCGGCGAACGCCTGCACGCTGGCCTTGCCGAAGGCCACGATCCGGTCCACGGCGAAGGCGGCGATCACTACCTTGCCTAGGTCCTTAAGCTTGTCGCTGAGCTTGGCGAAGGCCTTGTCGACACCGTCGGCGGCCTTCTTGCCGCTGTCGTCAACTTTTTTCATCTCGCCCTGCAGCTCGTTGACCTGCTTCTTGAGGTCGTCCAGGTCGAGGCGGTACTTTGCAACAATCTCTTCGGTGGTAGCCATTTTTTACTTTTTAGTGGGCCGTGCCGGCCGCTCGCCGGTGGCGGGCAGGCTGGTGGGCGCCGGTGGTACAAAGTTATCCAACGCGAGCAGGTAGTCGGCGAGCGGTCCTCTTTTGAGCGCCTGGTAGCGCAGCACGTCGCCGCCCGCCAGGGTCATGATCGAGCGGTCGAAGTCTTGGCGCTGGAGCTCGACTCGTTTGGCGGCGAGGCGATCTTCAAAACTCTGTCGAGGCGCTGCAGCGTGGTCTGGGAGTCGGTCCAGTATCTTTTCCACTCGTCGGGTGACCACTCGAAGGTCTCGCGTAGCTTTTTTAACTCGGGCCACCGCAGCGAAAAAAAAAACGGGTTGCCCTCCCGGCTCTCCTTGAGCAGGTCCTCCACCTTCTCGCGGTGCAGGGCGCCGTCGAATACCTCGGCGCGCTCGTCCTCCCGGATCAGCTGCACGGCCAGGAAGTGCACCAGCAGCTCGTGGTGCAGCACCAGGTCGGCGCGGTCGCGCAGCTCGCTGAGCACCAGCCCGATGCGGGCGGCGTTCTTGCCGGTTTTGATGCCGGCGGCCAGGGCGGCGTCGGCCGCGTCCAGCAGGCGCTTGAGCTCGTCGCCGCTCACGCCCGATGATAACCAGCTCAGGAACTCGCGCAGGCGCGCGTAGCGCTCCAGGGGCAGCTCCACGGTGGACGGGAAGCCGTAGTAGCGGCGGCCGCGGCTGTCGGTGAAGCGCTCCTCCAGGGTGCCGCGGTCGAACTTGGGCGCGAACTGCTCGCGCTCGATCTGCAGGAACTCCTGCCGGTGCTTGAGGTAGAGCGCCTGCAGGTCCGGCGCCAGGTAAATCTTGTTTAGTTTCATATTGGTGTGGTGGGTGGTGGTGGTGTCGGTGGTGGTAGGTCGCGGGTGACGCGGTCGTAGTGGCGGCCCCAGCGCAAGATAAGAAACTCCCAGGCCTCGCCGTAGGTGTGGAACGCGTTAAACGGTGGCCGCGCCAGGTAGCCCTCGCGCAGGTAGCTGGGCTGGGGGCGGTCGCAGTACACGATCCAACGGGGGCGGGTGGTGTGGGTGCTCACTCCTCGGGGTTGTTGTACTTGGCCACGGCGATGCCGGCGGCGCTCAGGGCGGGCCAGTAGATCAGGTAAAGAAGCAGCTCCGCGGTGTCGTGCCCCACGATCAGCAGGTACGGCAGCGGTCCGTAGACGGTAGCCATGCAGGCGGCGCAGGTGATCAGCGGCTGCTGTGCCAGCCGGGTAGGTAGCGCTCGGCCGCGTAGCGCAGCGGCCAGAGGACGCCGGCGTACCGTCGGTCCACGGCGCGCAGGGGTAGGCGTCGTCCCCAGCCGCGCGGATCCGGGCACGGCAGCAGCGGGAAGTAGGCCGCCCGCCAGAGCCCGGCGATCGCCAGGGCGTGCAGCGGCAGCAGCAGCAGGGCGGTGGTCAGGTGGTCGGTCATGGCTGGCAGGTTAGCGTCCAGGTGCCGCCCACGGGCTCGCCGTCGGTATCGTAGATCAGCACGGGGCGCAGGCGCACCACGGCGGCGGTCTGGCCGCAGAGGGTGATTAGGTGCTGCTCGACCGGGTTGGTGCCGTAGTCCCAGAGCTCCAGGGCGTACTCGTGCCCCGCCTGCAGGCAGGCGTTGAGGGTGACGGTTACCACGCCCAGGCCGTCTATGTTAGCCACGTGCTGCTCGATGCGGTCGGTGGCCAGATTGCGCAGCTGCGCGCGGTGGTCGTTGGCGGTCGGCTCGGTGGTGCCCACGATCAGGGTCGTGGCGCAGGCCGGGAAGGGTTGCGGGGTTATCTCGTTACAGGTCATGGTTGCGGGTTGTGTTTACGGTAGGTCTGCGTGCGGCGGGCGATCACCTGGCCGCCGTCGGTAGTTTTTAAGGTCTCCAGGCCGTTGCTCACGTGGATGAGCTGGCCGCGCTTGTAGGCCTTGAGCGCCTTCTCCTGCTGGCGCAGCAGCAGCTTGTAGGCCTCGAAGGTCATGCCCTCGGGGCGCTCGGTGACGGTCAGCAGCGGCACGCGCTGGGTTGTTTCTTTTGGCATAGGTCAAAGATAGGTTAAAGGGGGCGCCGTTGGAGGCGGTCGAGCTGTTCCTTGTGCATGGTGTTGACGCGGTAGCGCCAGCAGTCCAGCAGGTCGGCGCGCTGGGCCAGGTCGCGGCGGTTCTTTTTGAGCAGGCCGCCGTGGGCGTCCACCTGCACGCTGCGCAGGTCGCGCAGCAGGCCGGGGCAGCGGGTCGGGTTGACCAGCACCTCCACGGGGGTGTCGGGCTGGCTGGCTCGCCAGAGCAGGTAGTTGCAGTCGGCGCGGCTGACGGCGTGGGCGGGGTTGTTCGGGACCTGGATCTGGCTGTCGCGCAGTCCCAGGCCGCGCTGCAGCTGTTGGTAGTGGCTGGCGCGGTCCGAGAGCGCCAGCTGGCCGGCACGGCCGCCGTGGTCGCCGGTGACGATGCAGGAGCGCAGCTGCGGGGTGTAGCGTTGTTTTATGAGCTCGATCATGGCGGGCAGGCTGCCGTGGGGGATCTCGGCCTCGTCGATCGACCAGTCGAAGAGCTTGCCGCCCTCGCGCCAGGCGTGGCCGAAGAGCACGCCGAAGGGGTGCAGGTTGAAGTCGACGCTGATCACCAGCGGGCGGTCGGAGCGCAGCACGGCGCGCTCGCTGACGTGGTGCCGGTCGCGGAACTCCTCGGCGAAGAGGTTCTCGCGCTTGAGCGCCGACCAGTCGCCCTCCACGAAGCGGCGGTAGTCCTGCGGCAGCAGGTTCTCGCGCAGGCTTGCCAGGTAGGCGTCGGGGACGTGCGGGTTGTCGGTGATCAGTGCGGGGAGGTAGCTCCAGCCGCCGGGCAGGCGGTCCTCCTGGTACGGCTCGTAGATCGTAGACTTAACCCAGTTGTCAGACGGGTTGCAGGTGGCCAGCACCAGCGGGGGCGGGTAGCCCTCGCAGCCGGTCCAGGAGCCGACGCGCTCCAGCAGCTTGCGGAAGGTGGCCTCCTGGATCTCGTTGACCTCGTCCACGCCGGCGCCGTTGATCTCGAGCCCACGGAAGCGGTTTAGGTCCTTGTCCTCCTCGAAGCTCTCGCTCATGAATATAAGTTGGGAGCCGTTGCGGAAGGTCACGGTTAGGGTATCGCGGTTAAAGCTGGCCACGTGGCCGGCCAGCCCCTCGTCCAGGAAGCGCTGGAAGCTGACCAGCAGCGTGCGCTTGAGGGTGGGCAGGCTCTCGCGAACCAGCAGCCACCGGCTGCGGGGGAAGCGCGAGGCCAGGCTGATGAAGGTCGCCAGCAGCCACCAGGTCTTGCCGCCGCGGATGCCGCCGCCGTAGACGATCACCTGGCGGGTGCCGCTGAGCGCCAGGTCGAAGGCGCGGGTCTGGGCGGGCGTGAGCTTCATCCGATTATCAGGTACCAGGTCAGCAGGTAGAGCCAGATCATAGCCACGAATAAAGTCACGCGGTAGGCCAGCTCGCGCTCGGCGTCGGTGTATTTTTTCGGTCGTCTCATGTGGTGGTAACGGTGTCGCTGCGGTCGGTCTCGATCACGAACGGCCCCGGCTTGACCTCCTGGGTCTGCACGCGCTCCACGTAGCCGCGGGCCTTGCCTTTAGTCTTGAGGTAGAAGATGATCGCGGCGGTCTCCATGTTTTGCACTAGCTTGAAGAGTTGATGCTCCACGTAGTCGATCGCCTGCTCCTGGATCGCGGCCACGGCGGCGGCGTACTCCGGATCGGCCTCTAGCCAGAGGTAGTGGGTCTTGCGCTCGATGCCGACGGCCTTGCAGGCGGTGGTCACGATGCCCAGGCTCTGCTCCAGGGCCTTGAGCATGTCGGCCTTGCCGGTGACGGTGCGCGCCTGCGGGGTCTTGCGCTTTTTTTTGATCGCGTTACTTTTTTTACTTTTTGTCATTGTTTACTTCATTTAGTGGTAAAGATCGTACCGCCTTTTCGCCGGTCAACTGCTCCCAGCGGGCGACAATCATGTCGCAGTATTTTGGGTCTAGCTCTAGTCCGTAGCAGGTACGGCCGAGCTGCTCGCAGGCTATCAAAGTAGTACCGCTACCTAGAAAGGGATCGAATACCAGGTCGTCACGTCTGGAGTGTGCCTCTACTAGCTTACCGATTAGCTCCACTGGTTTAGGTGTTGGGTGATCTGGTCGCTCCTTTCCTGCCAGCGTTGGAAATTCCCACACGTCGGTAATGTTATTATCTAAGGCCGAGCGCTGCGCGTCGAACTCTCTGCGCTGCGCGTCGAACTCTCTGCGCTGCGCGTCGAACTCGCTGCGCTGCGCGTGGTAGTCTCCGATGTCAACTCCTCGCGACGCAAAAAGCGGACGCAATTTATGCCAGGCCTCCTCGGTAGGTAGCGACCACTGGCTACGGCCAAAGTAGTGCCCAGCCATACCGTTGGTACCTAGGCAGCGATCAATCTCGCCGCTGCTTAAATTAGCCTTATCCTTCCAGGCTATCAGCCGGTCTATGATATTTTTATAAGCTTCTCGGCTGGCGATGTGGGCGGTCTTTTGTGTGAAGTTGCTAAGTAGTTGATTGGGTCCGTAGCTCTTCTCGCAGATTATCAGCCGCTCCGATATTGGAAGCCAGCGCCGCAGGTGCTCGGGGCTGTGTTTTCCACCACGTGTGCCTCCCTTGTACCAGACCAGGTGATTGATCACGGTAAAACGCTCACGGAGTAGTCCCTCGATATGCCAGCTCCAGTCGGGAGCGCACCACCAGGCGGTAGTACCGCGGTCGATCATTAGCGGCTCCCAGCGATTAAATACCTGCTCCATAAATTTAAGGAAGCCCTCCAGCCCTTGGTAGTCGGTATCCCAGTCCTCGTCCACCTTATTAAAGTACGGCGGGTCGGCTAGTATTAACGCGGCCTTCTCGTTTTTAGTTAAATAATTTACCGAGTTTTCCAGTGTACTATCACCGCATAGCAGTCGGTGTCGCCCTAGTATCCAAAGGTCGCCAGGTTTAGTCAGCGTTTCTGTAGGTAGTTCGGGTAGCTCGTCCTCTCCGATAATCTTATCGGCTGGCAGCTCTGGTATATCCAGCCCCCACTCCTGCAGCTGCAGCGGCTCCCACTCGTTGGCCAGCGCCTCCCAGTCCCAGTCGCCGAAGCCGACGTTGTCCTTGATGATAAATTCCTGGCGCTGCTCCGCTGTGAGCTCCTCAGCGGTGAGCACGGGCACCTCGGCCACGCCCAGCTTGAGCAGTGCCTGCAGGCGCATGTTTCCACCCAGCACCATAGGATTTTCTAGGCTCTCGATCACGATCGGCCGTAGGTGTATCATTTGGGGGAAGTCGCGCAGGCTCTGGGTCAGCTTCTCGAGCTTGGCCTTGGTGATCGTGCGCGGGTTGCTCGGGTTGGGGAGCAGTTTTTTGGTGGGTAGTAGCGTGGTTGTTTTCATAGGTTAAAGATAGGGGAAGAGCAGGCCGGCTGCGTCGCGGGCGTGCTGGCTGCCCTTGAGCTGGCAGCCGGTGTAGGTGGCCAGCTGCTCGCTGGTGAGCTTTCGTAGCGTGCGCGCGGAGGGTCGCACCAGCCGGAACTCTAGGCCGTCGACCTGCTGCTGCAGGTCCTCCAGGAACTCGACCCAGATCGTGCAGTCGCGCCGGACGGATCCGGCGCCGAGCTTCTTGCGCGGGTCGCCGCTGATCTGGCGCGCGTCCTCCACCACCACCAGCACGCGGCTGCGGTAGGGGTCGTGGTGGAACTGCTGCAGCTCGTCGTAGACGTGTAGCAGCGCCCGGTGCAGCGTCAGAGTCTGCAGCGAGTACCAGCGGTAGCCGCGGGCGCCCTCCTCGGGCACGGCCACGGCCAGGCCGGTGTGGGTGCCGGGGTCGATGCCCAGCGCCAGGTCGTAGCGCTGGTCCAGCCGCGGGAGTAGGTCTTTTATCTTCATAGCTCGGCCAGTAGGTGCACCGGTGGCCACTCGGGCACCACGTCCACGGCGCGGGTCAGGCGCTTGACGTAGGCCCCGAAGGCGCCCGCGTTGAAGCGGCGCTGGTGGCTCGGGTGGGTGATCTCGGTATGTGGGATGCGCAGGCGGCGCAGGGCGCGGCCGGCGGCGGTGCCCAGGGCCACCACGTGGCGCGGGTTGACCTCCTCCAGCTCCTGGCGTAGGGTGAACAGGTCGTGCACCTCGTCGCCGGTCTTGACCCAGTTAGTCAAGTAGGCGTCGTCCAGCTCGGCGGCGGCGAGGGCGCGGTGCAGCGTCCAGCAGCTGCCCTGGCCGCGTACCAGGGCGCGGGCGCCGGGTTGGTCGCGCACGTCCAGGCCCAGCTCGGGGTAGCGGTCGCCCACCAGGGCGGCGGTCGGGGTGCGGTACTGCCCGCTGGAGCGGTAGCGGTCGTAGTGCAGTACGGCGGGGCGCTGCAGGTGCAGCTCTCCGCGCACCCAGCTGAGCAGGTTACCGTAGGCCTCCTCGGTCAGGCGGGGGCCGTCGATCACCACGCGCGGTAGGGTGGACCACTGCAGCGCCTCGGCGTAGCCGGTAAGCAGGCGGTCGGTATGCTTGCAGAGCAGGCGGGTGAAGTCGTCGCGCTGCTCCTTGGGATCGGCCAGGGCGGCTATCTCGTCGGGGCGGGCGCCGCAGTAGATCAGCACGGCACCCTGGGCTAGGGCGGCGCGGTCCAGCAGGCGCAGCTCCCACCGCTCCAGGGCGGTGCGGTAGCGGCCGCTGCTGATCGCGCGGGCGCAGGCGTGCAGGGTATGGTAGCCGTGGGTGACGACCGACCACGGCGAGGCGGTCAGCTCCGCGGTCACCAGCTCGGGCAGCGCCTTGGGTAGGGGGCGCAGGTTCTCCAGGCGGTAGTGCAGGTCGGTGGCCAGGCGTCGCGCCAGGGCGACGGCGCCGGAGCCCGGAGGGCCGTCGACGTGGATCATAGCGTGCCTCCCTCGCTATCGTAGGGTTGCGGCTCGGGTGCCGGCACGGTCTCGCGCAGGAGTCCGTCGAAGGCCTCGCGCTGGATTAGCTCTAGGTCGACGGCGGCCTGCTGCGCCAGGTATTTGATCAGCTCTAGGTGGCGGTGCGGTTGGTGGGATGAGTGCTCCTCGGCGGTCTCCAGCGTATCGGCCAGCAGGCGGCAGGTAGGCTGTAGGCGGTGCAGCAGGATCTCGCGCACGCGCTCCAGCACGGGGTCGATGTAGTGGTGGTTGGTCATGGTGTGGTGGTGGTGGTGGTTTGTAGCTTGTCGTAGTACTTGTGCAGGTGTCGCGCCTCCAGCTCCTCGCCGAGCTGTCGCAGCCAGGTGGCGCAGTAGCGCAGCGCCTCCTGCATGATCGAGCCGCGCTGGCGCAGCTCGCGCTGGATGTCCTCGGTCTGCTCGATGTGCTGCAGGCTTTCGGTGAGCTCCCGCTCGCCCAGCTTGACCACGTCGCCCACGGTGTGGATGCTGCCCAGCTTACCGTGCAGCTCCTGGCAGCGGCGCAGGTGGCGGTTGTAGATGCGCAGCACGTCACCCAGCCAGCGCTGGATCTCGAGCACGCGCTCGGCTAGTTTTTGGTAGTCGGCCAGCTTTTTGTCGCGCTCGGCGGCGCGCTTTAGGCGGTAGGCCACCAGCTGCAGCAGCTCCTGGTAGGTCTCCAGCTCCTGGCTGTAGACGTGGTCGCCGACGGTGAGCAGGCGGCTGGTGTACTCGTTGAGCTCGCGCTCGCCGGTGGGCTGGTCGAAGTAGATCACGCACTCGGTGCAGACGGCCAGCGGCTCCCCGATCGTGGGGCGGCTCAGGTAGACGCGGCCGTAGCCGATCTTCTCACCGCAGCGGCTGCAGCGGCGCTGGTCCAGGCGGTTGCGCTCGTAGATGCCCAGGCGACCGATGCCGCTCTTTAGTCTCGTTTCGCGGGCTTTTATTATCTCGTTAACCAGGTGGTTGGTGTCCAGGCTGTTCTCCACCCAGGTGTACTGCGGTTTCGATTTGGGCGCGTTGGTGCGGCGCAGCAGTCCCAGCTCCAGCAGGTCGTAGAGCAGCACGTGCGCCACGCCGTGCTCGGTCATCACGGGGGTGATCGCCAGGCCCTGGCGGCTGGCCTCGCGGATGTCGTCCAGCAGCGCGGGCAGCACCTCTAGGTAGCGGCGGGTGAGCTTTAGCGTCATGGCTAGAAGAGGCGGCTCTGGCCGCCCAGGTTGCGAAGTTTGGCGTCGATCTTGTTGCGCAGGTCCAGCAGCTCGTCGATCTGGCGCTCCTGCTCGGCCTCCTGCTCTAGGGTGGGCTTTTTGTTGCGCTCGTTGCGCTCCTCGCGGAGCTTCTCGATCGCGTTGCCCAGGTGCAGGTTGGGGTAGGGACCGACCCAGCGGTGCTTCTGTCCCTTGCCGGTGCCCACGCTCTCGATCATGTGGAGCGTGCGCAGGTCCTCGATGATCGACCAGGCCAGGCTGTGGTGCTTCATCAGGTGGTTAAGCTGGCGGCGCGGGCCGTCGTAGAGGTGGTAGTAGAGGTCGTAGAGGCAGCGGTCGATCGCGGCGCGGGTCTTGGTGGGGCGGGGTTGGTGGTGGGATTTCATGGTGCGTGGTTTCTTTTAAGGGTGT